CATCTGTTGAAGGTGGCTCAAAACCACCATCGTTGCAGCTTGATTTTGCCGCCCTTGAGTTCGAGCAGCCTCTAAGATCTCCTCGAACTTGTTACGGACTTCAGTAGAGGCTGCCATTTAATTAATTACTTCTTTTCCTTGAAAGAACGAGCCTTTTCTTTAGCACGTTTCTGTTTTCCCATCTTAACCTCGTCACCGCTGGGAGCCTTTTTCTCCTCACGGTCTTTTTGAAACTTGGCTAAGACCTCGGCAGGCATTTTATTAGCCATCTGGAAGAAGATATTGACGAACTCTTTCTATTCTAAGGGCTGCTTCAGGAAGTTTATCTACTGGGTAGGAAGTAATTAAGTGATCTTGACGGCCAAGCATATCTGTTTTACCTACCTCAGGATCAAACTCGTTACAGAGCTTTTGTACCTCAGGTTTGTCCCAGATGTAATACTCAGCGATCGAGCTTAGTTTGCGGAGTCGCTTATCAGCGTCTCCCATCCAGCTAAAATGCCACCCAGCGTCCCTATTACCCACATACCAATTGTTAGTAGTGGCGCGGAAGGACGACAAAGTTCCAAATTCTTTCAACTGGCGTACAGTGCCTGCGGTTCCGCAACGCCAATCAAACTTTTCACCCGTAGGCGACTCAAGCTGCCGATCAGCCCTTCCGTAGTGCATAGACATGCTAAGGCGCACTGTTTTGTCAGAGTGCTCCAGAACAGCTTCCTTGACTTCTTCTAGCTTTTCAGGGTTGGCGATCTCGTCGCAGTCCGAGCAAATAAAGAAAGTGTCTTCTGGAAGTTGGAAGAGGCCAACACTTAGTGCGTCTCGCTGTCCACGCTCTCTAATCCAAGGGTCTGGTGCCTCTTCGATCGTAGGCAATTCAACGTGGAGAACTTGGACTTTGTCCTCGGGGATACCAAGCTCTCTAAGAGTATTAACGCAGCTAAATTCTTTAGGTTCGCCCCGGTGCGTACGATTCGCATCAGTAATCAAGAAACCATCTACATGATCGTAGAGCGTTTCAATACGAAGTTCTAGAAGTTCTTTCTCGTTGAAATACGGAAAGCAATCGATTAACACGTCGCCGACTTTTCAGTAGCAATATGCTAACTCACTCCTGCATACCTGCTACACCGTTGATGCGTTTCTTGGCTTGTTCTAAAAGATAATTTTTAGTTCTCTCAACATTTTCATCTGCCTGCACATCCATGCCGGTGTCAAACTCCGGTCGACTTCCGTCGTCAGGCATTGTGGGCGGAGTCGGGCCTTCGTCTGTCTCGTCTAAGTCAGCTTGGACTTGCCCTCGGAAACGACGAGAAGCTTCATCTTCGCGCTGCCTTTGCTGCCCAGCAGCGTCCAAAGATCGGTTATAACGATCAGAAAAAAAATCTGCGTAACCGGTAAAACTATCCATTAGTAAAGAACGATAACGCCCTGTACAGATCCTCCACTAAGTGTAACTGCGCCGAAAGGAAGCAGTTCGTTGCCTTGTAGATTTTCAATCTGAATTAGATCAGTGGCGGCATCATTGAAACCGATGTAAACATTATCGGTTCCTGGTGTGGATTTAGCTTCTGTATAAAGAGCTCGACAAGTTGTGAACGTTTTTTCACCGTCAGCAGGTGCCCAATGAAATCCACTCGCGTAAGGCAAAGCAGCTTGCTGCCCATATACAGAACCAAAAGCGCGGATGTCCATTCTCTAAGTCTTTTTGTCAGTCTAACTTACTTAGCTCAATAAGCTTCTTCAAATACCACTCTGCTTTTTTCAAATCCTCAACACCGTTTTTGTGCTGAAATCGCCAGAGATATTTAAAACAAGAAAGATGACAAAAGTTCTTTACTGCGTCTTTGCCCCCTGCAGCCAACATCGCGTCGATACATTCAATATCACCCTGGTTGTAATGCGACGGGTGATCGACTTTGTCAGGGTTATGTAAAGATAAAGTCATATCAGTATGAGAACATGGTTTTCGTGTCAATAATACTTTGATTTTTAGCCAACGCTGTTGAATATTTATTATCTAAATGCTGCACCAAAGCACAATCAGGGATAACTACCGAATCTTCGTCGTATGCAACGGGGACCACGCGGCGATGTTCTTGCCAAGGAAGTAAGTCTTCAAAGGCAAGCCCCATTGACGCACGGTCAGCAATAGGCCAATTACGTTTACCTGTTTTGGGGTGACTGTGAATGGGGTTGCAGCTCCAGCTTCTAATGTATTTATCCGCATCGTCTTGATCAAGGATCATCATTCCTGAATAAGGATTGCCCAAAGTGGTAAAACCAAAAATATTTTTCTCAAAAGGTTTGGGAATAAACTCAGATTTAAACGGGATGTCACCCCATACGTTTTCTGTAACGCCACCCAGTCTCCACTTTCGGTGATTATCGAAAGGAATCAGCTTGTCGCCCAAACGCTCAACTCGGCAAAACCCTGGTTCTAAATTTTGTGTTTTTAGTTCGTCTTTGTACTTGTTCCAATAATCAAAATGTTTTTTAGTAAACAGCATGTCATTCTCTGAGTACATGTAAAAGTCATGCGCTCTGTTTGATACTTTTCTAATCAAAGAAGGTTTGTGCGCCCAACAAAGGTCGTAACCTGTGTATTCCTCGCCTGCGACCACAAACCCAACTCGGTTGAGTTTTGTGTGTGAAGCAACGATCAACGAGAACTCATCTACGTCCAGACGATGGTCGTAATCGATAAAAATATCGATTTCTTTTTGGAGTTCTATGGATTCATACCCTTTTAAAACTTCAAGGGTTGTCTCTACTCTGGTAAGAGGGTTGTGGGCTGTGACAGCGATGTAAATAGATTTCATTAGTACTCAACTGAAAAGTTTCCGCGACGTTGAAGGAACGTCATGAGCCAGGTGTAAGCGTCTAAAAGATCATCGTGAGACGTTGCACCGACGTTAATCAACTGATCAGCCAGTGCATCGAACTTGCGATACTTATTAAAAATCACTTTTTTATTTTCAAGAAGACCCAAGGTTCCTCTGAAACGGGCGACTTTATCTCCACGGAAGCCTTTGACCTCGTGGATGTGGAGGTTGCCTAAACCTCGTTCATTCAAGAGAACCCTTTTAAGATCAGCAGCCAAAGAAGCCTGGTAAGCAACAGCTTCAACAACAAGTGTCACTGTTGAATACGTAGGGAAGTACTGATCTCCTTGGAGTTCAAGAATCCCCCATTCGACAAGCATGTCACACAGAAGATCTATTTTTTCAAGGTTTCCAATAGAACGCACCTGATGTGCGTCGATAATATAGAACTTGTCTTTAAGACGACCCCCGAGAACAAACGCGGTGTAGTCAGATGTTTCGTTTTTACTAGCGGAAAGGTCGATACCGACAGCGAGAGAATCGAACTCAGTTTCGACTTCGCCTTTGACAATGAGATCTGGCGAGAGCACCAGATCCGAAGTCATTACTGGTTGTTGCTGGTACTGGAAAGCGAAAGCAACGGGATCAAGCTCTTTTTGCTGTTGCAGATACTCAACTGACCACTGTTCAGGCCAGTAACTAACTGCGTCCCCTTCAGAGTCATAGGTAAGAGCCTCTTGAGAAACTTGTTTCCAGCCTTTAGAAGGGGAAAACATTGTTTTATGAATGTCAAGCGGGTGGAATCGGGTTCCCAAACAAATAGAACGACCGCCCTCAAAGACAATCGGTGCGATAACAGAAGACCAGTTGTTATTCATCTCATCCCTAACTGCTGGGTTTTTGATGTCTGCACTCGATTTAATAGGGTCATCCACGATGACGAGATGAGCACGTTTTGACGTGATACTTCCTCTAAGACCTGCAGCACGCAGAGTAAATTCTTCATCGCCCACACGGTCAATACCTGCGTAGTCAAAATCAATTGACCAACCGATATCGCTCTGCATACCAGCCTTTAGCTTGACCTTTGGAAAGATTTTTTTGAACGAGCTTGAGTCAATGATTTGTTTGATAATCCGACTTTTCGGAATAGCTGTAGCGATGTTGTACGAGCAGTAAATAATTTGCAAAGGCATTCCTTTGCTTGTGTGCCGGCCGATAATCCACGCCGTAAACATATTGAGCACAGTGGACTTAGCACTTCCACGAGGAGCAAGGATATCTAAGTTCGGTCCTGCGATGTCTAAAAGATATCTATTGCTAACACCTGTAATCAAATGCTTATGCCACTCCAGCATATGATGCGCTGGAGCTTTATCCATAAGCGTACAAAACGTTAGGAAATCATCCTGAGCTCTGGTAAAAATAGTATCGATGGCAGAGTCAGTATCATCAACAGCTTTCTGTGCTCTCAGCTTAAGCGCACGCCGATATGCAAATGTTTCTCTGCTAGGCATTATCGAATACTGTTTGTATACTGATACTGAAATTCTAAACCGGTATGGCAAAGATTTTTTGGTTTGGCGATGCGGTGTCTAATACTGGCTTTGCTCGTGTAACTCATAGCATTTTAGATCACTTAGCGAAAAAACATGAGGTAGTTGTATATGGCATTAACTACGGAGGAGACCCTCACAATTATCCATTTAAAATTTACCCTGCCTGCACGACAGCAAACCCATCAGATAGGTTTGGCTTAGGTCGCATTCAACACATCATTACAGCAGAAAGACCAGATTTTGTGATCTGCTTAAACGATATCTGGATCGTAAACCAAGTCTGGGAACGTATTCATCTACTTAAAGATCAACTCAAATTTAAATTTATCGCTTATTTCCCCACTGATTCAGAGTGGTATCCCCTTTCGATGCTTCGCTTCGTTAAAGACTGGGATTTTCCTGTAACTTTTACACA